AGTATTAATTTTCCAAAACTTGTTCCTAATTCTTTTAATGATTCTTGAAATATTCTTGTTTGGTTTGCAGCACCTCCTGAAGTTCTTGAAAAATCTCCTTGAGCATTAGCAGTTACTTTCATTACATAATTATAACGAAGCATAACTTTTTCAGCTTGTGTCATTTCTTGCCAAGTTTTTTTAATGCCTTGCTCTTGAGCAAATTGCAATAAATTTACTTGGGTCATTACTACTCCTAATCTTTTTAATGATTCTGTTTCACCAGTAAATACTCCATTTAAAGCAGTAGTAACTTCTTCAATATTCATATTTTTAAATGAAGCAAGATCACCAGCTAAACCTACTAAAGAAGTTGATAATATTGCAGCTTGATTTGTAGATAAACCCATTGATGTTGACATATCACCAAATAAAGCAGCCATATCTAAAGCTGTTCCTTGAGCAATACCAAATTGTGTTAAAGTTGTTTTAGCAAAATTCTTAACTATATAAGAAGATTGTTTAAAAGCAACATCAACTTTATTCATTGATTCTTCAAAATCAGATGCCATTTTAATTGCAGCACCACCAAGAATAGTAATAGGTAATGTTAATCTTGTGCTTAAATTCTTACCAACAGATGTAAGATTTGAACCAAGTGATTTTAATTTTGATGAAACTGAACTTAACGATTTTCCAAATTGTTGAGTGTCAGCTAATATTTTTATTCTTAAAAGATTCTCTGCCATAGGACAAAAATACTAAAAAAAAAGGGGTTATATTTTAACCCCAGCTTGTTTGACTTTTTCTTTAAACCACTCAAATTGTTCTTTTGTACTTTTGGGTTTATCTTTTTTAACATAACGATCTTGTGGAAGAGGAAATAACTTTTGGGGCTTTATCATTTGACTACGTTTCTGGCAATTTACATTATGAATTAAAGTTGCCAAGTAGCGTATTCTCTCCCACTCTAAATTTTGTTTTATGTTATACGATTCCCCTAAACGCTGATTTTCTGCCCAAGTGTTAAACCAAAACTCGTTTGGATTTATGCCGACTTGTCCTATATAATAATCAAGCAGCGTTTCCCACGTTAGGGTGTCGGCTTCTACTTTCCCTCGCTATCTTCTTTTGTAGGGTTTCTTTCGATTCCCATATTTAGATCGTTTCCCAAGATTCGAGATTCCATCATAGTACTAACTATTTTTTCAAGTTCATCTGGGTTTAAATCTTCAAGCCACCCCCCTACTTTAAAAATAGTATAATCTACTTGATTACCTTCCTCTTGATCATACGCTAATAAACCAGCATATACTAAAGCACGAATACCAGAAATAGAAATACCACCTTCAAAAACCTCTCCGATTTTATCAAGTGGTATCTTTAATTCATCGGTAAAGGCAGCCCAAAAGTTCATTGAAAAATGTAACGTTCTTGACTGCCCACCTAATTTAGTGGTATAATACCCTCTCCTTTTGTTTGCCATTATGTTATAAATTTAATTAGTTATTAGAAGCTGTAACAGCACCAGTAAGCGTAATTGATCCGCTATAAGAAACTGGCGATTCCATTTCAGCACTAATCTCGATTGAATTTACATATCCTTCAGCTGTATAAATACGCTCTCCTGAAGTTGAAGTTCCAAATACACAAGTAACTTGAGTTCCAGCAATTAGATAATCTGCAATTTCGTTAGCGTTTGCTGAATCTGAATAATCAACAAGTCCATCGAAAGAGATCTCACCAGATTTTACTCCAGCGATTACTTCATTCCATCCGCTTGAATCTTTAGTTGTTGCATCTGGCAAATCAGTTGAAAGCGAAATACTGCAAGAAGTAGTATGTCCTACTGTAGCACCTTCAATCTTTAAAATTAAATTAGTTCCGTTAAATACTGCCATTGTGTTAAAATTTTATACAAATATAGTGATTAATAATTTTATTTTTTTGAGATCAACCCTAACAGAATTATTATGATCAAACCATAAGCAAATACAACTTTGCCTCTATTAAAAATACCGCCATTCCAATTTGTAGCAGTCCAGTTTACAATCCAGTCAATGGCTTTGCCTCCTATTTCTTTTATCTTATCCATTATTTCTTTTTATCTATTTTTAAATATTCTAAATCCTTCATAAAATCTCTCATCTCTAAAGTAATTGTTCTTACTTCAGCTTCAAGTTGTCTTTGTGCTTTCCAAGTATATTCCTTTTCATTATACTTTAGTTTTTCTACATCAGCAGTATTAGCTTCTATCTTTGCACTTAATGAATAATACGAACCTACTATAGAAGCAAACATTGCCAATAAAGTAATAATTTGAGGAACACTTATAGAAAGGTCTGCTTTTTTATCTCCGTTTAAATCTATATTCATTTTAGTTTTTTATAAATACTAATTAAGGTATATATAATTGCTAAACTCAATGATACTAACTGTAACAAAGGTTCTACTTCTGTAACACTTAAAACAAGTGCGATTAGGTTTGCTCCGTATATTTTCAAATCAGTCATTTTATGCTATTGCTAAATAAATCCAAGTATATCCTGCAATGTTAATATAAGAACCTGTTCCACCAACTAATTCAAATCCTGTAGAATTAAAACTTATATAATTGGAAGCAGTATCACTTTCAGCAGCACTATCATTTGCATATAAATTTCCACTTCTTAAATTATCAAACATTGCCCAAGGAGTTGCAGCATCTTTATTTTTAAGTAAAACAAATCTTGGTTGGAATCCTGTAGTTACTTGTAAATTTGAATTTGAACCACTATAACTCCCTACCTTCTGATACCCATCTACAGAGTGGAAGCAGTAGGCGATGTAATTGTCGCTTGATGTATTTACATTTTCTAATGTCGTTGCACCACTTAAAAATCCAATAGTAGTAGAAGTTAAACTACCAACTCCTCCGTGTGCAGTAGAAGAAACAGTTGTTGCCTCAACAGTTGCATTTAAATAAACATTATCCGTTGAAGCTAATGCAGAATGTCTTACAGCCCAAGAAAACGCATCTGATGTATTTTTAATAATTACGAGTTCAGGAGTTGAACTCAAGCCGTGTCCTACAGTAGCACTTGAAGAACCATTCCCTGTATATTTCACAATACTAAACCCTGCTGCTTGATTTGCACTTACTTGACTTGTAATACTTCCATTTGTGTTTGATACTGCTGCACCTCCTGCCTTCCAACACCAAGCAACGTATGAACCTCCATTTAAATTTACTCTTTGAGTAGAATCACTTCCTAAAGTAAAACCATTAGAATCAAAAGAATTTAATGTTGAAAATGCTGTCCAATCTCTTTCATAAGTATCTGAATCTGACCACAAAGATTTATTTGCACCTCTAATAATATCAAATAAAGCGTGTGATTCAGCAGGAGATGACCTTTGTTTTATCCACACCAACGAAGGACTAAAAGCCATCCCTAAATAATTAACGTTGGTAGCAGTACCATTGTATTGAGTTGCTTCAAATAATTCAGCAGCTTCTGATGGACTAACTACTTTATTGAATATTCTTACTTGGTCAATATATCCTGTTAAACCTACAGAGCCGTGTCCAAAGCATTGTGTAGAACCTGAACCTGTATTTGGAGTTCCACTAACTACAGATTGTCCATTAATATATCCCACCATAGAATTAGTAGAAGAATTAAAACTAACTACTAAATGATACCAAGTATTTGCTAAATATGTTGACGAGGTTACTAATCCACCAAAAGAAATTTTATTATCAGAACCAAATTCTACTTGATTTGAACGACCATTGTTACTTTCATAATACCAAAGCATATTTCTTTTACTTATTGTAGTTGCTTTGAAGTAAAACGAAGCTGTATAACTTCCTGTTATATTCATTGACCCATAAAGGGTAGAAGTCCGACTTGCAGTTTGCGCCCCACTTAAATATAATGCTTGACCTAATATACCATCTCCAAAGGTAGATGAACCTGATTGTAAAGCAGTACCACCACTTTTTTCAGTAGTTAAAGTGCCATCTAATTTGTAATAATCAGTAAGGGAACTATCCCCAAAAATATCTACTGTATCAACTGTACTTGCAGTAGTTCCTGTATCATTAGCATCCTCATCTAACTCATATAAAGCAACAGCAGAACCATCTCCGAATATATCCGTAGTTGATTTAGTACTACTTGCGTAGGTTTCTCCATATAGAGTAGTTACTTCTGAAGAGGATAATGCTTTGTCAAAGATTCTAACTTGGTCTATTTTTCCGTTCCAATGTGACCCTATAGTAGTGGTATTAGTTGCTCCAATATATGAATCTCCATAAACTTCAGATGTTGTATGATTATTATGGTCATTACTTATATCTGAACCATCGACATAAATTTTAGTATCAGAAGAAGTGAAATTAACTACAACGTGATGCCAAGTATTTGCAGTAATATGTGCTGAAGTAGTAGTAAAGCCACTCCAAGTATTAGAAACTTTATTAAATACTTTTATTTTACCACTCGCATCCATTCCAATAGTAATCAGATTTGAGCTATCTTTTCTGCTGCCATACCAATTTACTTCTGATATTGAATCAGCATATAACCAAGCGGATAAGGAAAAGGTTGTTTGATGAGCAGATGAAGTTTGTATATAACTACTACT